ATGCCAGTAGTTGAACCCGCGATACCCTGTTCCTCGCTGGTCGTCGGTGTGCCCCCTGGTGGTGTCGCTCCCGCTGTGTTGCTGCTGTTCGGGAATGCATTGTTCAATGGGCCCGGACCAACAAAGAGTCCTTCAGTATTGGAAAGAGTGCTGATGAAATCTGACCACGAACTTGGTGTTGCGGTGGTCGTCGTATCGAGATTGGCAGCTTGTCCAGCTGTCGCCAGACCCGCCGCGTTCAGGCCGATGTTGGGAGCGCCTGCGATAAATGATCCAGCGACATTCGGGCCGATATTGGCGATATTTCCCGCGTTGGACTGATTTTGCGTGCCGAGAATGGCTTGGGCAAAGGATGTGCCGCTAAGGCCCGCCCGCGCGAGGTTCTGCCGCGTGGTCTCCATTCCTTGGCTTGAGGCTTCTCTTGCGGCGTCGGTCTGGCGGTTGATGAGGGGTTCGCCCGAGTTTACGCCGCCCGTTTGCAGGGCGTTTTGCGTTTCGGCTGACAACTCGTTCAGGACCGGCATCGTCGCCCGATTGCGTTGGCTAGCCATAGCCCAAAGAGCGGGAGCATACGGCGAGGTAGTGGTAGTCGAGCTAGATTTTCCCGATCCTCCGCCCATCACTGCACCTCGAAATTACAGCGCGCAAATTCACCGAATGCTGTTCGCGCTCCTCGATCATAGGCTAATGCTGCACTTATTGGATTGTCGAAAAATCCTAAATCGCAATGTTTATCGCCGATTTTGATGCGTGCTCGATACTTTTGCCGCTTTTTACAAAAATAAATGCCTTTATAAGGCAGGCGACCGGATCGATGTCGCCGGGAGTTTCTGCCGTTTTCCTGATGTGTCGCGTACCTTAGGTTGCTTCGGCGATTGTCCAGACTGTTTCCGCTTTTGTGATCGATGGCTCGATTCGTCGCCATTATCGTGCTGTGCATCCGCTCTAACGCCGTCTGTCCTTTTCGACGAGAGACTGCGTAGGGATTTCCTGCTGGATTTCGTGACACGCACCATGGACGTCCCGCTACCAGATGCCAATCTGCCGTGTCGATCAGTGCCATCATCCCCTGCGATAAGGGGATTTTCAGCACGTTCGATTCTCTCATCAAATCTTCGGTTTCTACGCTCATTGATCGTCTCTTGGCTTAGCTTATAAACCCAAGCGTCGTCTCCATCAAACACCTTTTCCAGCTTTCCTACAAGTTCATAGCCCAAGGCGAGGTGGACCTTGTGTAAGGCTGGTTGCTTGGTCACTCCGATCAGGATGGGGAAGACTTTGAGTGCGTCCCGCTGGGCGTGGCGGACCAAGGCATAGGCGCCGATGGTCCCGCGCCGGTCCTTGCGCATCCACGTCCCGAAATAGGCCCCCGAGAGAAACGGGTCCACCCATGCCGCGCCCCAGATGCCGCGCTCGTCTACTGACAGCATGAGATGGACGGTATGCGCCGCCCAATTCAGCAGTGCGGTTAGCGAGCGAAGCGGCTTCATGAAGAGCTTGGCGAACTCTTCCGGCTCGGCACGAAGCTGGGCGTAGTACCACGCGATCAGCAGGTCTTCGTGCTTCTCTTTGTCGTAGTCGATCAAGTAGCCGTGATGTCCAAGGCGACGCGGAATACTTCGATGATCCCCGTCGACGGGTTAGCGGTCAAATTCACGCTGTACAGAAAGCCCGGCACCTGAATCGGCAACTCGATGGTCTGGCGTGTCGTGTTCTGAATTGCAGGCAGCACATACGATGAATTGTCGACCAGCAGGGTCGGTGTAACAAGCTGATTCCCGGTATTGATGTCCAGATAGACCCGTTGGCTCTGCGGCTGCACGGCGGGATTGATTTCCACGCCCCCGGTCTGCACCTCCCAAGCGAAAGCCAAAGGCGACCCCACTAAAGTCGGATGTTCCCATAGATAGACGTTGCCCCCATAGCTGGTCAGGATTTCGTTAACGTCATCATCGTAATAAATCGCGCTGAAGCCGATATTCCAGGTTCGCCAGAACTGCCGGACGTAGCCAAGACCCATCGCCAGCGTGTTCGTGTCCGAGAAGATGATCTCGTCGCGACCCATGCCGCAAATGATCGGCGCGAAAGGCGGAATATCCTCGACCTGATAACCGCGAAAGACGGGAGCTACCGGATCAAAGGCCATCAGCCGGTCCTGCGCCCAATTGAAGGCCCGCATTCCTTCCGAACTGCGGTAGAACACGTCCACCTCGGTCGCGCCCACCGTGAAAGGGTAATTCGTACCGCACTCGGTATAGACTTGCGTAACGGTGAACCCCGATCCTGCCGTACCATCGGGATAGGTGCCGTTGATTTGGAGAATCCGCGTTTGCGTCAGAATCCAGAGTTGCTGTTGAAAGACGATGGCCTTCTGGCAGGCGTCGTCGTCAGTCGAAGCGAATACAACCGTGCCAATGGCCTCGTTGCGGCCGGGCGGCGAGATGTAAACCGCTCCCTTGAAGCCGGGATTGGTGTCGCGCGTGCTTACCAACGAGCCTTGAAACGGACCAGCACAATCGTTGATCGTAGCGGGCACCACACCGTTATCGAGCAGTACCGATTGCGTGCCGAGCACCGGCGTCGAGTTGACCCCATAGAAGGTCCAGACGGCCGTATCGTCAGTCGTGGTTTTTGTTCCAAGATTGGTCCAGACCACTGAGCCATCGGTCACTGTGTCGCCCGGCGTCGCGTTGGCTGCCCAATTCGGCTGAGTCGTGCCTGTCGTGCCGGCCGTCGTTACTTCCCAGAATTGCCCGGCAGCCTTGAGCGGCGCAACCGTCTCACCCACCAGAAAAGTCGAGAGCGCGGACCATATCGCCGTGGGAATGTTCCACTGCGGCACGCCCGCGCCTGTCGTGCCTGACGTCGTCAGCTTGAAGATGTAGCCGTTGCCGCCGTCCACATAATACGCGATGGCGCCGGAATTGGGCGGAACGGCTTGACTGGCCTTCCACGGCGTCAGGGTCAATGGGACCGAAGTGTCAGCCGTCGAATCAGTGTACGTGGTTGTCGTGTTGTCGTAGATCGTATCAAGGTAAAAAGCGGTTTGGCCTGGACCTGTGTTCTCAGCAGACGTTCGATAGAGGTCTCTAGCTCCAACCTGAGTGTCGGTCGAGACTGGGACGTTAGTGAGGGAAACTCGATTAACAGCGACCCCTTGGACATTGCTAGCCGTATCTTGGGGGTTGGACTGGGTGCCGGTGGTTTCGTTTCGATAGACGGCATAATAGCTGTACTCGCTCCCTCCGCTCATGACGGCCGGTCCTTGGCCCAGCGCAGCGCCGCCCAGCACTTGCAGATTGTCGAAATAAGCGTGATCGAAGGAGCTATCGCCGCTGATGCGCACCGCCACCACATTCGTCCAGTCTTGCCAAAGCGCCGAGCCAACGCGGGTGAACTGCTGCTTGGCCAGATAGAATTGCTGCCATTGATTGGGCTGGACACTAAAAGTGACGGCCGGATTGACGCGGGTAACCGGCGTCGTCGAGCCGGGAGGAGTTAGCTGCATGACGATGGTGTAATACTGCTTCTTGAATGTTCCGTCGTCCACATCAAAATCGATTTGCAGCCAGTTCGAGAACGTCAACCCTCCGCTCGAAGGAGCATAAAAGAACCAGAAACTAATCACGTCAGTAGGCAGGGAGAGATCGCCGCTTGCGAAGTTGCCGAGGTCGATCGGAGCGCTGCCCACCGTGAAGGTTGTCGAGTTAATGATGTGCCAAGGGCCGCCGACGGCGGAAACCTTCAAAGAGCCAGTGCCGGTGATGTATTCCGTTGACTCATTCGCCACCGTGCAATTGGTGGTCGCCCAATTACTGCTGCTGGCGTTGAAGTTGTCGATGACGATGCTTTCCTGCGCGAGGTTGCTGGCCTGCAAGGAGTTGACGGGCGGCTCGATGCCCCAATTCGTGACGTTGTTGAGCGGGTCCATCTTGATGTTCTGGCCACCGCCGCACATGAACAGGTAGTCCTGCACTCCGGTCGTTGGTGAAATCGCCGTGAAAGTTCCGCGCTGGCCGTTGAAGCCGGTCGAATAGACCGCAGAGCCGTTGACGTAGAGTTTGCTGCCGTCGTAAGCGATTCGATTGTTGTTGTAACGGATAAGATTGAGAGCGGCGATGTTCGGATAGAGAAGCTGAGGCGGCCACATCGACTTGATGGAGCCGGTGAGTTCGAGCGCTACGCCACGCGCGAGGCGGCAGTAGCCGGGCGGTACTTGGTCGCGGCCCCCAGCAAGCCAGATTCTTTTGTCAAAGTTGCGAACATCAAGTGCTGGCATTTTTAGCTTCGAGCGCCGCGATGCGCTCTTGGAGATTCTGCGCGATTTTGTTCATCTGCTCAACGACCAATTCGAGGTTGCGCTCGTGGCTGAGAGCCTTGTCGGGCAGGGCGATCCGTTGCTGGGTGGTGCTCGGCATCAGCCTTCTTCCTCCACGGGCGGTTGGCCCTTCGCTGTACCGTCCCTGAGCAGCGCCTTCAGCAGCAGGTCAGCCAATGTCTCGGCAAAGGTCGCATAGTTCAGATCGGTATGATTCGATTCGCGGCTGTACTCGCGTGCCAGAATCTTGAGCGCCACTGGCAGCACCAGAATTGGCAGGATGTCAGGCGGCGACTGAACGAAGATGGCGATGGCGTTACCAGGCTGATAGTCCTCCCCCAACGGCAAGCCGTGAACCGGAATGATCGGCTTGGGGGCCTGATTCGGGACGGGGAAGAGTTCGCCAGACTTAGCGGTTTCGGTTTCCAGCGTGTAGGCGATAGGCCGTCCGTAGGAGTTGCGCCACGCTGGAGTCAGCGCCTCCAGCTCCCGCAGCATCAGGTTCGAGAGCACGTCGTTGTCGTAGATGAACATGAGGAGTTCGAGTAGGTTGCCCGGAAAGTTTACCGTGGAATTTTTCGACGTGACGGTGATCGGCGTGGCGGTGGTGTGCCACTGCTGGAGTGCGAGCCGGGTCACGACATCAGTATAGAAGGTCATGGCGAGCGTGGGGTCGGCCTGTCCGTTCGAGAGCGTGGCGACAAGGGCGAGCGCGGCGGTCTGGTTAGGTCCAGCCACTTCAGTAGCTCACTACCTTGATTTTGCGGCGCTCCTCTTCTTGTGCGGCGAGGTCGGCCTCAATCTTCACGATCCGCAGAAACTTCTCGCGATGCTGGCGCCCGTCACCGATGCCGTGCTGACGCCGGAAGCCCTGAAAGAGCGCTTCGAGAATCAGACACTCCTCGAATTGGGTGATGATGCCGATCTGAATCATTTGATTCTCGTTGGCGGATACAAACGGTCCAGCGCCGCAGCTTCCTGCTTACCAAAACGGATGGCGGCTACCGCTTTGCACATTTCGCAGTCGCGTAGATTGAAGTCGTTGTCGGGAATCCAGACCGCACCACACCGAGCACAGCGCTCAAATGTGATAATGAACCCCAATTTATATGGCTCGCTCATCGTTGCTCCATTTGTTCCTCGGCCAGCCGGGCCTGAAAGCGTTCCAGCGTCGTCTTGAGCGGCGCATAGTCGCGAGCCTTGAGCAGCAGCAGCAGTTCCGCGAGGTCAAGCACCAGGTTATCCGTCTCGGGCTGTACGACGCTCACGTCATTCGGATTCTGGAGGGCCGCAGTAAGAGTCGAACAAACCATATACACGGTCTGCGCGGTGTTCACGCCGGGGTAGAGAATCAGGAGGTCGCGACCGCACTGCATCCAGCAGCGAGGCGCCGCGTCCGTCTTCGTCACCCACCGCGTATCCAGCCACGCCAATTCGTTGATGTCCTCGCCCATGTAGTCGAGGTCGCGCCCCGAGGCATCGCGTACTGTCTCGATCTTTACCGATGCCGGGACGGAAGCTGAGACCTGATAGATGAGCGTCCGCGGCTGGACAGTTAGGGCAAAGGACTGAATCACGTCCCCCACGATGCCATTGATGACCTGCTGGGAAGTCGAGACCAATCCGCAAGCCGTGGAGAGCAGGGGAATCGCGCTGGTCGGAAAAGCGGGTGTAGCCATGCCCTGCGGATCGCGCGCGCGCGCCAGAGCGGTGTTCACGAGGATGCTGGCGGGAGTCATGGTTTGCATCCCGCATGATAACGTCGAATATCGGCCGGGATGACGAGAGGGTCGCCCTTGATCACCGCATAAAACTCATCGTCCTCGAGCAGCAATTCGCCGCATTTATCACAGGGTGTGCGCGTTTGCAGTCCCCGGCAGCGAATGCCCGTGCGGAGCTTGGCTAAGTGCTGCTCAGTAATCATACTCCCACACTTTGCGTCAAATGGTCGTGCTGCTCAAGCCGCTGCTCGATCATCTCGGCGCTCATCCCGGTCTTCCTGAGATAGCTGGCAAGCTGTTGGCGGCTCATCAGGCGCATATGCTCGGGCAGACTCGCCGGCAGCAGCCGGATCGCGTTGCTCAGAGCGTCCATGCCGTCATTGAAGTGTTTGTCGGGAAAGCGATGCCACTCGTCCTTGAGCGCCCGGCAATACTTCTCGTCGGGACGAAAGAGCCTGCCCCCTCTTGCAACAGGCTCAATCGCCGATTCGATCGCGAACATCTTGTTGGACAACAGCGCCTCGGGATGCCAGCGGATATTGACTCCTTCCTCGCGCGCGCGTCGCCGCATCGTATCGTAAAACATGCCCTGCGGACCGCTCACATCGATGCCGAACTTCAACGGCTGCCAGCGATTCTGGGTGGCGAGAATCCGCTGCTCCAGGATTGTCGTCGCCACCCGCTCCACCCACGCCTCCAGGATGAAAACGCGCTCCAGATTGTCTTGCCCTACCGTCACGATAGCGGAGCGTGAGGTGCCGTGCGTGGCCTGATTCGGGTTTCCTGCGGGGTCCGCCCAACTCACCCGGTAAAGGCTATTGACCGCGATTTCCTGCATCGCTACTCAATATACTCCGATCCGTGCCGTAGGACTCCCCAAGCCGTTGAAATGCGGTAACGCCACTCGTCTAACAGTCGACGCCAACGCGGCTTGGGTTTGGACTTCGGGAAAATGATATCGGCCAATGATTCGCCAGCATCCAGGCGCGCCTGATCTTCTTCGGATAATTCCCATTTAATTGCCTGATTATAAGGAGTGTGTTCGTAATTCATCAGTTCCTCCCTCCAGACGATTGACCGCGATTTTCTGCATTGAATAGCTTTTGTTTCCGTTCGCGCCAGCACTCCTCGACATGCGCTTTCAGAACGCCGCTGCCTTCGTTCTTGAACTGTCGTCCGCAAAAGACACAATAGATTGGCATCTGAAGATAATGAAACACGCACCAATTTCCGAAATCTTTCTCTTCGTCCATCAGTTCCTCCCCCAGACGCGCCGCTCGATGCCGTCTGTAACGGAGCGTTTTAGCCAGCCCGAAGATAGCCATCGAGCGTTTTCCATAAATCGGCGCAGGCGCTCATTATCATCTATCTGTCTCATTTGTGTCCTAAGACCTGTCTAATGATACCATCTGGATATTTGGCTCGATAATGATCAAACGCTTCCTGCTCCATCCCGCGCGGCGGCTTCTTGCGCAGTGGCGCATTCGCCGGGTCATATTTGCTCATCCCGAGCGTGAAGCCCAGATTCGACGCGATCCGTTCCTTCCGCAAGGCAATCACGCGGTCCGCCGATGCCTCCAGAAAACTGATCGTCAACCCATCCTCGCTGATCTCGAATTGCCGCAGCAGATGCCAGTCCAGCGCCGTCACGCCCCTTCCGACGCGTCGGTTCATGTACCACGCCGCCCACTCGATGGCGTCGTTCTGCTCCCGCATCTTGTCGATCAGTTCGACCGGATACTTCTCCGGCCAGAGCGGACCTGGAATTATTTTGCGCGTCAACGGGTCTTCGTTATCGACAATACTCTTGATCATCACCTCGACGGTCGGGTCTTTCTCCCACTCGGCGTAGAGATCACAAGCTGGCCATTCGGTTCCGACACCAACGATAATCCCCTGCTCCTTATTATAGAGGCGAGTACGGAGTGCGCGGCGAAACTTCTTAGCTCTTTCAAGGAGAGGCGGGCTTTGACTGGCTTCAAGTGCTGCCAAATCGTCTGCAACCATAATATCGAAGTAACGTCCAACGAAACCGCTTTTAACACCAATTGCGGTGACGCTTGGTTCTGCCCAGACTTCGCTTCGCTTGACCTCGATGAAGCGATCACTCCAGCGGGGCGCCTGCGCCTTGCAGTTTTCCCAGATGACATCTGGCCACAGCCAGTAGAGCCAGTCGTTACTTTCGAGATGCGTCTTGACATAGCTTAAGTTTTCCTTGGATTTTTCTTCTGATTCGTTGGCAAGCAAGATACGCGCGTTCTTGCCAGGTCTTCCTTTGAAGTATCGGTTGTTCTCGATGGGTTGGATAAGTACGTGAATGGGCAACGAACGTGAGGCTATAGTGGTCTTCAGATGGCCCATAGGTAACATCAGTAACTTTGAACGCGTGCGTGTAAAGTCCGTGAGAAAAGGACACGCAATCGCCCGGTGCAATGAACCTAAGCCCAGCCAATCGTTCTCTAACAACCAGCGTGAAAGGAACCACAACTCTTGCTCGCACTTCCTCTTTAGCCATCCCTTGAACTCCCCGCTCACATCCGTGTGCGTCCCTGTATGATGCAGCTCTGGCGGCCTCTCCCCCGCCCGTGCCATATCGTCCCGCAGCCGCTCAATCTGCTCCACCCGTGGCGCCTGCCGCTCCCCACTCGTGTTGATCGCCCCCCGCCGCGGCCGCCCTACTGGATTCTTCACCCCAGCCACGCTAGATGCGCCCCACTCAACCAAAGCAACAAACACTCAAAACCCACTGTCGTCACCACCACCCCCGCAATAAATCCTATAAGCAAGCCCTCACCCCCACTCAACATCCCCCTCCCTGGATTCTTCATCCTTCATAACTCCCGGACATCCATCAGCCGCGATGCCCCCCGCTGAACCAGAGCAGCAAAAAGAACCACCCAACGTGAGCCAATGCAATCCCGCAAACCATCCCGGCAATAAAGGCTATCATCCCTCACAACTCCAACACCCCTTCTGCGGTATCAGCACAACGGCAACTCATCCGTGGCATCGCTCACAGTAATAGAGCCCATGCCGGCAGCGTTCTCCAGACGGCTCAGCCGCTCGTCGTCCTCGCTTAGTGTCGTGCATAGACTCGCTAACCACCCCGCTAGATATTCCTCCAAGTGCGCCAGATTCATCCCGACTAGCTCCGCTTTCAATTTTGCGAGCTGCTGGTCTCTTATCGCTCGCCATTCCTGAATGCTTTTCCTCATCTCCAACCTCCCCTACTGTCGAAATTATGCTGGCTCCCGGCGCAGGACTCGAACCTGCATCGACGGGTCCAAGGCCCGTTGTCCTACCATTAGACGAACCGGGACCTCGAACTTCAGCTTTCAAGTATCCGCTGAATTCCAAATTCTGCCGGACGATCCGCCGCACCACAAAATGCCGACTCCGCTCATCATCCGCAGCCAACCGATCCAGCGCCCCCAACTCCTCCGCTGAAAACTTAATGTGTACAACAGTGGTATCCATCAGTGTCCATGATGACTACCTTCGGATACCCAGTCAAGGCCCCTCTTCCAACACAGGAATTATTTTTTATTTTGGCCGCTCGGGGATCACGACCACCCCATACCCCCGTGGGGGTGCGCCCCCCTCCCGGCAGGGGTCCATCGAGATGGTGCGGACAAAAGGCGGACGATTCGGGCTGGAGGGTAGGACAGAGCCTGGTAGATGCTAGGGTTTTCGCGGCGGAACGTCTGATTCGTTATCATCAGTCGCTCGCTTCATTGCCTTCTCGTGCTGCTCCAAGGCCCAGGTTCGCTTCAACTCCCGAATGTCCTCGTCCAGCTGCTTCTTCAGCCGTGCCATCTCAGCCCGAATAAGGTCCGGATTCATTGAGAAATCCAGCGCTGTGTGAAGAGCGCACGAGCATCGATGCTGCTGTCCTGAGAGTAGTGTGAGGGCTTTGTTAAAGCGTTTTATTGCTCTCCCATACGCTCCAACTCTCAAATGTTGGTCGTACAGGAATTTAGCTCCGAATCTAGCCAATCTTGTACGATAAGCCTTAAGCCCTCGTTTGCGTTTAATAGCCCTACGACCTGATTCGGAGTCAAAGAGCAAGGGGTTTACTCATTAGGGTTAAGGGCTTGGAGGGCGGAGGTTTGGGCGCGGGATTGTTGGAGTTGTTGTTGTTGGAGGTAGAGCTGACGGGCGGCGTTGAGTTGGGCGTAGGGGTCGGGTTGATAGGCATAGGGACGAGGGACGAAGCCGATGGCACAGGCTGAGAGGGCGAGGGCGATAAGAGCGAGGAGCAGCTTAGTCATGGGTTCTAGTTTTGCAGCAATCAGGGTTAACGCGCAAGCTTACTTTCATCAGTAGGGGGCAGCAACGATACGCGGGCGGCGTCGTCATCGGCTCTGAGCGCGTCTGCCGCATCTTGCCATCCAGGTGCGAATTTAGCTAGTTGCGTTCGCAGCGCCGCGATGCGGGCTTCGGCGGCTTTGAGTCTGTCATCGCTGTCATTGTTTAGGGCAACGATTTTTGAGGAGTTCGCGAGCGCTTCCCCAGCAAGCTTTTGAAGCCGACGGCCAAGTCTAACTTCTGCTGGGCTCGGTTCGCGGTCGCCGATAAGGACCGCTTCCATCCCAAGATTCTCAGCGTCGTCTTTAAGCCATCGGATACGGTCGGATGGCGTATACATCGGGAACGTCTCGCCCGTATCCGAATCAATAATTCTAACGACTAGGGTCTCGCCAGTCGTGCGGCGCGCTAAGGCACCTATCGCCTCATAAAGCCCGATGATCATATCCCGATCCGAAATCATAAAGCTCTCCTGTCGCGGTCCCGTCTTGGGACCGAGTTGGGGCTTGTCAAATGTCAGGGAGTTTGTTAGGCTTGGTTCTTAGCGAGAGAACCGTTCAACCACATAACCCCGGCGACACTCAACACAGCCGGTTGAAACTGCAAAGCTCTTCGATCTACGAAATCGCAAGAGCTTTTTCAGTATTACCAGATTCCACGCTTCCACCACTAACGGATTGCTCATCATGCCACCTTGCGCGTCGTGCGCTTCGTCCGGTCGTACTCGATGATGATTGAGGTTAGCAGATTCGCACGTGTGCGATGCTCCGCCTCAGCGTCTTTGTCAATTCGCAACGCTACTGACATCGGTAGCCGTATTGATACCTGGAGCGCGGCTTCTTTTTCCATGCCGCCACATTTTAGCAGATTCTCGATGAATTGCAAACGACCCCTTGCATTGCGTTGCATTGCAATCTATAGTGGATGGACGACGAGGGAGCAATGCTATGGAGATAAAATTCTTTATGAGGGCAGCTATCCCATTTGTTGTTCTCGGCATCACTCTGGCGGCTGTCGGCCTCCCATTTACAAGCTTGGGCTTTTGGATTGTCTTGATCCCGACCGCCGTTGCCAATGGTGTCGTCACCTGTTACCTGGAGCCCAAACCATGAACATCAGCGAACGTATCGCCGATCCGACTGCCTTGCGCCGCGAAGAGCGGTGGGTGTCCGCTTACATCCGCCGCGAGGCTGCCCGCCGCAATGTCTGGTGGCGCCGCGCCCTGCGCTGGTTGAGGGGGTAAGGACGATGGCTTTAAAATTCGATGCGCCAGACCGTTGCCAGTGGTGCGGACATCATAAACGCGCACATAGTTATCCCAGGCTCAATTTGAGCGATGCAACTCTTCAAGTCTCAACGAAGCGTATCTGTCGCTTTTGCAAATGCCCGAATTACCGAGAACGCGAAGCGGAGGAGCCGAGGGGGTAAAAATGCCACAGCCGGGACTCGGATGGGTTTATCTATGTCCATTTTGTCGCAAGCGGGTCCGCTGGTGGCACTGGTGGATAAAGGGACCTCAAGATTTGATCGATATTCCATATGGCCAACGCGCACATTACCAGTGCTGGCTTAAGGTCGTCACTGATGACGCTACGCGGCGCTGGTTGAGGGGGTAATTGCGATGGAGAAGCCGAAATGGCAACGGGCGCGGATTGTGAAAATGTCGCTTTATTCGCGGGATAATCTCGTCGGTAAACTAGTCTGGGCACGCGAGCGACCTTATCTGACTCCGGCGCGAGCACGCATCACTAACGAACGTTTAGGCCCTCGGCAGTTCATCGATGTGGCAATCAATGACGGGTCCAATCACTTCATGGTGATTCCAATCGAAGACCTTGAACTCCTCCCGGAGTTTCACGATGATCCGCTCTTCATTTCATGGGAAGACTTTCTCGCTTGCGGGATGATCCAGTCATGATCCCGCATGACGCGATGGCCCGGCACGAACGCCGGGCGTGGTGGTGCGATCGCCTCGGGGAAGCAATCTTCGTGGTCATTGTCGTCGCGCTGATCGTCTGGAGGCTACTCTAATGGCTTGGCAAAAAGCTCGCTTTCTTCCGCCTACCCGTTATCCTGAGCCGTTTTGGGTCGAAGTCGGCGCACCGACGTTTCATCGTCATCCCCCGCTTAAGGACGACTTGAGCGGATTCGATTTTGACGATTTGCGCGAAGGATTTTGGTATCGGACTAATGTGCTCTCACCAACCGGGCATTTTTTTCTCTGGGCACCACATGAGGGCGTTGAACTGATTTCCGAGTTCGCGGAGTCCGTTGAACCTGATCAGCGGTGCTTGGAAAAGGAGCAACGCTGATGATCGATAAGGCAAAACTACGAACACTGGCGGAGGCCGTGATAGCCAAAAAATGTGATTGTCTACGGACAGGCGGAACACATCTGACATCCTGCGCTCGGGATGCCGCACTCGATGCCTACATGGAACTGATGGGCTCTGATGTTTGGGATACCGCGCCGACCGTGCTGGCGCTGCTGGATGAACTCGCTGGCCGCTCATAGAACAGACGCCGCGCTATATCGATCAGTTGGTCGAGATTATCCTGAGACAGCCCCTGCCTGATTAGGACGCGCATCTGATCTTTCGGTGTCATTTGTCGGTTTGCTCAACAAGTCGGACAGTTTATACAAAGCGTCGAACTTTACGTTGTGTGCTTCGATATTTTCTTTGCCTGCTGACTCTTCCCGATCTATCAGCAAAATAGCGCGCGACACTTGAAGTCTAGCGGAACGGGCACCTTCAATCGCCTTTATGACAGAGCCGCCCGAAGTGGTTACATCGTCAACTATGAGCGCTCGATCACCTTCGTGAACTTCGCCTTCGATCAATTTCATAAGGCCATGCGACTTGGGTTGTTTTCGAACTACAAACACGCGGACCGTTCGACCTGTCATCTCATAAATTGCATCGGACACGGCGGCTGCAAGCGGATAAGCCCCAAGTTCCAGACCGCCCACCGCATCGATCGAATCATCCTGAAGAAGCTGCGCGATCAACTTGCCCATGAGTGTACGCGCACGCGGATATGAAAGTGCCATCTTGCAGTCGATGTAATATGGACTGCTTTTTCCTGAGGACAAATGAAAATCGCCCTTCGAACGAAAGGACGTCGTTCGAAGGATTTCAAGCAATTCCGCCTTGTCTCCCCGATAATCCACCGCATCATCCTCCCTTGCGCCTCGAATAATCCCGCACTTTGCCCGCGAAGCACTCAAGAAGCTCGGCTAGGGCCGGGCGCCTTTGCGGGTTCGACGTGGCCGATTACACGCTGGACACACGGTGAGCCACCAGGCGTTGCGGCGGCCACACAAGCAGGTCCAAGGACTCACGATCCACGCTCGCCCGGCTCGTAACCAACCAGTAGATAATTTCGTCCGCCCATTGGTTTTAGCATCTCTTTCGGTGGACGATCCCAGATACACAGCCCGGTTTCATCGAGCCTTCCGCCTTGCTGCGCCCAAAGACTAACGGCCTCCCAGACTTTTTGCGGTGTCTTCTGCCCATCTATTACTTGATCGCGTCTATTCAGGAATCCAGGCCCCGCGGCCGGATTCATCTCGAACCGGTAAAGTTTGCCATCCACGCTGATTGTTCGATTCGGGCCGCCCTTCAATACGCAAGCAATGTTCATGCTCGGTTCCTCACCTCCAGCTTCAGGATGCGCTCGCGCCGTGCTAACCGCTCTGCGCGCGTCTCCGGTGCCCGCCGCTGGCGCACGTAAATCTCGGAGGGGTGCTGCTGGCGCGCCGGGGGCGAATGACGCGGCAGGATGCCCAGCAGGCCCGCGTAGATGCGTTCCCGTGAGAGCTGCGGATCGCAATTGAAGGTCTCGCACAGGTTATCGAAGCAAAACGGCCCCAAGTCGCCCTGCGCCTCAATCCAGCGCTGCGCCTCCCAAAATATCCGCCGGCCATGATTGGTGCTGGCGTTGTGATAGCGCTGAAAATCGCGAATCCCGTCTTCCAATACTGTCAACATGAGCCGTCGAATCCCCGCATCGGCCGGCGTCCGCCGCTGGTCGAAGTATTGGCTCGGGGTGATGAGGTCCGGCGTAAACAGCGCCTCCGTGCCCGCCTCGATTGGCCCACTACTCCACGATTCTCCCCCTGCTTTCATGGTCTTGTCCCTCCTTTAGGCAAGCGTTCCCACCCATCCATCTTCCTTGAAGCATGTCTCATCCGTCAGCTCATGACGCAAGTAGCGGATGGTCTCCGCGAACTCAGGTTCCCGCGCGATCCTGTTGATAATCAGGTTGCAGCCGTGGATAACTGTCGAATGATCGCGTCCGAAATAAGCTCCGATTTGCGGGTAGCTCCGATGCGTCATATCGCGAATTAGGAAAAACGCGATCTGCCTGCATAGCGCCGTATGTTGACCCCTACGTGGTCCCTTTAGCTCCTCGATTGGCACTCGCAGGCGCTTGGCGACGTGCGTGATAATCGGCTCGATGTCGAGCAGATAGCCTGGTGTATGACGATGGATCATTGTCCTAATCTCCCCTGCACTGCGGTTTGAATTTCCTCTAGAATCTTGGGCAATTCGCCCTTCTTTCTGATGCGCTGGTTGGTAAAGCGAAGCGTGAGAATGCCATTATGGGCCGCAGCGCGATCTCGCCTGCCATCCGGCCCGGCCTTATGCTGCCGACCGTCCAGCTCTACCGCTACTTTCGCCGGTAGATGTAGAAAGTCGAAGATTACGCCGTGAACTTTCCCGCGCACGCCGAGCAAAATCATCGGATATTGGAAACTCCAGCCTGTCGGATAAACCAGTAAGTGCTTGCGTAGCAACGCCTCGTCGTCAGTGGGGTTCGCCCGCATCCGATCGGCTTGCGCATGAAGGAAGGCTTCGATCTCACTGAGTGAGCGTCTAGGCATCGGCTTTTACATACCCCAGATGGTCCGCTATCGCGTCGTAAAGCCGCGTCAGCTCGTAGTTCACGTCCTTGGGCGCAGCACCATCTTTCCGCGCCTGCTGAAAATCTCTGATGTGATGGTCTATGGCTTGATACGCTGCTGCGGCTTCGGTATCTTGGGATTGTTCTTCCTGGGTTTGCGGACCGTCGCCCGAGGGCTTGGTGCTCCCCCCCACCGAGCCCTCCTTCATTTTTTCCCGTAATTCCCTAACCGTCCATTCGCCTTCGACGGCTTCATCGAGCAGTTTGTCGGCTAGCTTAGGTTCGATATATGCCAGCGCCGCCTGGAGACTGTAATCAATCCGCGCGCGGCGGCGTTCTGGTGGGATTTTGCGGGCCACACTTGCCCAATTCAGCACCGTCTGCTTGACGAAACCAAGATTATGCAGCTCTTGCCAAACCCGTTCACGGTCCAGCTTGTCGCCTGCGTTGATCCAGTCCCCCACCCAAAACTGGATGGCCGATTCCACCACCTTGAGCTGAGCGCCATATGCGACCCATTGATCCCAGGTCAGATCGGACGGAAGGTTAAGCCCAACCGCCGTCGTACATGGCAACAATTCCGGCAGGCTGCCGTTAGTGGTTTGCATCTGTTCCCCCTAGCGCTTGCTCAATGATGGTCAGCGCTTCTCCCGATTTGATCATTTCGTCCGTGAATCGCAGCAAGATCAGGCCGTGGACGGCGCACATATTGGCCTTGCGGATGTCGCGCGTGATGCCCTTGCCGCTCGAATGCGCCCCGATTTTCCAGATTTGGCCCTCGCATTCAACCAGCACCCGCCGCTTGTCCGGTTTATCCTCTCCCACCAGAAAGTCAAATCGCCAGCGCTTCGCCGGGAAAAACGGCTCAACTTCCCGCACATAGGGAATCTTGGCCGCATCGAGCTGCATCGCCAGCCGTTGCTCCAGCGGCGACCGCCCTAGCCGCGCCAGCTCCGCATTCGTCTTCACGACGGCAGTGGAGCCGTTCTGGGGCGGTTGGCTAGTTATCTTCGCCATCTAAGCCGCTCCTCGATCTCGTTCTTGAGCCGGATGCGATTGCGGACGAACTTTTGCAGGCCATAGCCCAGCTCGGATAATTCTTCTTCGTCCCAAGCTGGCATCTCTAACAGCCTCGCGTATTTGCGTTTGAGATAGCTCTTGACGGCGACACGGCGGTCGCTGAGGGTACGGAAAAAGCGGTTGCCAAGGACAGAATTGCACTGATGACATGAATAGACCTTGATAAGCGGTGGAAGCTGACCCAGGATTTCGGCGCGGACTTCTTGGGTCAATCCGTCGATCATCGCCAGAATCGAAACCGGCACGATATGATCTTCGCTGCTCGCGGGCATTCCGCAGTACGTGCATGGAATCGCTACCCCCTCATCCGGCCGTGGTTTCCTTTTCTTGTAAGGCCCTCGCAATCCTTGGATGCCCATCAATCCATGCCCTGTTGCGACATCGCGGCCCACAGTAAACCGCCCACTGTCGGCGCTTGTCGAAGGATTTGCCGCATCGTCGGCACTTCGTGATCTGCGGTTCTCTTTTTTTACGTCGCGGCATATTCCATTATCCGCCGTTCCCTTGCGTTGTCAACTCGTATAGGTACAGCTCATCGTTTTTCGGATTCGGGGCTCGCCCGTGTCTGCGCCAAGCCATTCGCGGGCCAATTTGGCGGCTAGGGTTTCCTCAAGGTCGCTCATTTTCTGCCCTAATTTCGTCAGTAGCCGCGTCCATCACTCATCTCCTTGGCTGGGGGGTTGACTAACCGGCTAGGGGGTTGGTATCTTGGCGTTGTCCGGTTCTCCCCATTTTCATAAAGCGACACCGACGCCTCGATTCAGTATTGACTCGGGGCGTTTGTGTTTGTAAAACTGGTTGCGCCAAGCAGACTACGCTTTGTCGAGCTTGGTGGGTGAGGAATCGCGACGTACCTAGGACCGTCCATTCCGTTTCCCCGATTAGATTTTGAGCCACGAGACCTTCCTGAGTCTTGACGACGAAGTTTGGTCTGCGGTGTTTTGTGCCTTTTGCACTCGCTCTTAATCTTTTTCTGGGGTTCGGAATCACTTTCTGTTTTCTTCTCTTTCTCTGCTTCTTTGATGGCGATTATCCGGCTGTTGACTCTTTCGTCTGGTTGCGCTAGATTACGATGCATGATGACGCTCCGAGAATTGATGGCGACCTTTCCGACCGACGACTCCTGCAAGCAGTTCCTCATGGAGCGGCGCTGGCAAGATGGCGTCGTAAAGTGCCCGCGTTGCGGGAATCCGGCTGTCTATAAGCTCATCACGCGGCCTTTTCACTGGCTTTGTAAGCCGTGCGCAAACTACCGCTTCAGCGTGATCAGCGGGACGATCTTCGAGAACACGAAATACCCGCTCAAGGTGTGGTTCGAGGTTCTCTGGCAGATACTCAATTCCAAGAAAGGCGTTAGCGCCAAGCAGATTCAACGTCAGATCGGTTGCGCGTCGTATCAGACCGCTTGGTATATGTGCATGCGGCTGCGCGCGTCCATGCACGACCCTGACTTCCGCCAGCTCATGGGCGTCGTGGAAATCGACGAAACCGGTATCGACGGAAAAGACAAAAACCGCCACTGGGACAAGAAAAAGCACATCACCGGCCTGAGCGGTAAGACTACGGTCATCGGGGCGATCAGTCGAAAGGGTAACGTGGTCTGTCAGATTATCGACGATACGAGCGCAGCCACCCTCAATAAGTTTGTCCGCAAGGCTGTGAGTGACAAGGTTGATCTGGTCGCGACGGATGAGTTTGCCGGTTATCACTATCTGCGAGCGCTGGGATACGAGCACGGTGCGGTCAGTCACTCGCAAGGCGAGTACGTGCGCGGCGAAGTCCATACGAACAACATCGAAAGCTTCTGGAGCCTGCTTAAGCGCGGCATCATGGGTAGCTTCCACCATGTCAGCGCAAAGTATCTGCCACTGTACCTCGCGGAGTTTCAATTCCGTCACAACAACCGCCGTGAGTCCGATATTTTCGGCAAGGCGATAGAGGGGGCCTGAAGCTGAAGCGCAACGACTGGCGGGCGCTTCAGAGCAAGTCCAAGCGCGCCAGCAAGATGGAGTCGAGAATGCCTTATTCATTGAAGAACCACAAATAGATTAGCGCTGCAATGACTAAGAGCGTGAGAAATGCGAGCGTGCCAAAATCCATTATCCATCGAGTCGGGTCTCTATAGAGATCGCTCTTCCAAGAGTACGGCATGCTGCTGTTATTAGAGCCAGCACTTAAATTTGCACGACATTGGCGCGATTGGGGTAATAATATCTTAATCGCGTTCTTGGTTATTGAATTATTGGTCGAGGTATGGCCAGAGTTGCCTTCCGATTGGTCCCCTTGGAATCCGCCAACGCGATACACACTTTGGTGCGATCTCCATGATTCTTGGAAGAAATTCATCACGGTAATAGCGGCATTCGGTGTATTAATTGGCGTTTCGGTCGAAACATATTGGTCGATTCGCATAGACAATATTGTTGATGACATGCGGATAGCCCAAGCACCTCGCCCTGAAGTGCTATATGGCGACCGAGGGCAACAGCTAATCACCTCGCTAAAGCCGTGGGCGGGCCAACATATCGAAGTGCGAATCTGTGATATATATTTCTCAGATAACGATTCTATGCAGACCGCGATGCGACTCGGATCGATTCTTTCAAATGCTGGTTGGGTGGGCAAATCTGGATACCAGATTGGTGCGATTGGAAGCGGCTGGATTCCACCGAGAAGAACACAGTGTGGCCCCGGCGAGGGCTTATGGGTAGAGAGAAGTGTCAGGGCACCCAAAGATACGGGCCTCGCCGCAGCGGGGCTTATTGAGGCGCTGAAGGGGGCGAACCTTGGCGTGAATAAAACGGTAGCCGATCTCAGTGCAGGTGAATTAGAGCCGCTCGATTCATCGAGCGTCGTGCTGACTGTGTTTGCGCATCCGTTATAAGGGATTGCTATATGGCCAAATACGCTCAACCGATCTTGCACTTCTTCTGCCGCCCGTGCGGCGAATACCATCTCAAGACCGATCCCCACTATCGGGCGATGAAGCGCAGAAAGGCTAAACGACGGAAGCTGGCGGCTGCCAAAGCCGCAGCCAGCGCCGTCGCTAGCCCAAACCCTTGAACTCCGGCCTGTCCATGCCAGAATGGCGAAGACAAGGCATAGAGTCAACATTCGGATAATCGCCTCTTTGATCTCTCTGATGATTGATCTTAGATGTTGTACATTGAGTCGCTCGTCGTATTCGTCTGCTTTCATCCGATTCTTCTTCCTAGATTCTGACTCAGATTCCGAAGAATCTGTAAATTGGCCTTTCGTTGCTCCGGCGTCTGATTCAGCACTTCAGGATCAACCGGCGCGACCCCCGTTAACTTCGGCGCTATCGGCCTAACGGTGGCCTTCTGCCGTCCATAAAGAGCCGCGAACCGGATACGCGTGCGCCAGGCGGCGGACCAGTCCTTGTACTGGTAGTTGTTCGCAAGGCAGCTATCACGCCAGGCCTCGAACTCCTCCAGCGGCTCGATGTTCCTGTTGTACGCATAGAGCTTCATTTCGTCGGTAAGCGTTAAATCCTCTGGCCATGCGCGGAGTCCGTTTGATTTCTTCATACGTTTGCCAACTCCTCATCAGTCTTCCAGTAACAAGGATGCTCGCGTTTCAACTTGCGAAGTTCTCCAATCGTCATGTGGCGAACTCCGGCCGTCTTGTAATTGTCGCAATAAAAGATTCCCTGCCAACAGCACGCCATCAGACACGAATCGCAGACCGTAATTTCAGTGAATCGGTTCTTTCTCGGCATCAACGTCAGCGTAATGCAAAAGAAAATCTCTGTCAAGTACGAAAGAACGCTTGACGAACATTTGTTCGTGTGTCATGGTGGGGCATGGCGAAAGACAAATACGACCTTCATCTGACGCTCGACCGGGGATTGTGGCGGCGTCTGCGGCTGGAAGCGGCGCGACGAGAGAAGCCCGCCAACTATCTCATCGAACGAGCACTTATCGCTTATTTGCCCCGCGAGCAACCCAAGCTCGAAGCCAAGGATCAGGTAACGACATGAGAGCCGACCCAATCCAGACCTTACTTGAGCAAGTTTACGAAATGCGCGAAGGGTGCGAAGACCTTCAAGGCTATATCGCACGACATGGCATTCAGTCCGCAGGCGTGCTCACCGTCTATACAGACGAAGTAGCAGGGCTGATTGCCGAGCGATTGGCACCGCGCATTGAAGGCAGGACCGTCGTTGAGATTGGCGGGGGAATCGGGCTGCTGGCGTGCTATCTTGGCCGGTATGCAAAGCGGGTGTACTGCATCGAGGCAAACCCCGACTGGGCAGGAATCTTCGCCAATATCCTTCTGAAAATAAAACCCAAGAATGTCTCGTATTTATTCGGTGCAGCGGATGAGTTTTCAGGGATGTTCGGAGCGGACATCGCTGTGATTTGCACTCACTCTGGACTCGAAAGCATGAAGCGTGCGGCTCTGATGTTTGCGCCCGAAGTGGTCGATGTGTACGGCGAACTGATCAGGGAAAGCCCTGAATCCTATGACGCAACCGCTCGCGAACTGCGCAAAATCGTTTAGGAGACTAACGACATGAGAGCGCGGCACTTCCGCTATCACGACGACTGGGAAGCCAACCGTGTCTGGCTCTGTACCCACGTCTGCGCTTGCGGCCCGTGGACGCACGATAGCATCCCCGAGGATTGTGAGTTGTGGCTGGAAACGGAAGCCCGCTGTCCGACCTGCATTGAAGATGACGAGAAGGAGCAAGAAGCGCATGTCTAAAATTTTGGCTTATCACTTTCTCCGCGACGACATGACCGCACGCTCAGGTAAGGAAAAAGCTTGGGAGATTGGCGAAGAACGCTCATTCCCTGAGAACATGGCTATCGAGCTTTGCACTTTTGGCTATCACTCCGCGCCGACGCTTTGGGACGCGCTGCAATATGCGCCGGGACCGATGGCGTGTCTCGTTGAAATTTCGGAGCCAATCGAGAAAGACGATACTAAGCAGGTCAGTCGCACGCGCAAATTAATCAAGGCCGTCAACATCGACCGTGAGTTACGGCTGTTCGCAGCGGATTGCGCAGAGCGCGTGCTTTATATTTTCGAGAAGCATTATCCAAAAGATGACCGCCCTCGAAAGGCCATTCAGGCTGCGCGCGATTTTGCCGACGGTAAGATTGACGCCGCCGCATGGGCCGCCGCACGGGCCGCCGCATGGGACGCCGCACGGGCCGCCGCATGGGACGCCGCACGGGCCGCCGCACGGGACGCCGCAGGGGCCGCCGCAGGGGCCGCCGCAGGGGACGCCGCACGGGCCGCCGCATGGGACGCCGCACGGGCCGCCGCACGGGCCGCAGAGATCGAATGGCAAAAGCAGCACTTCGAGCAAATATTTAGCGGGATATTTGGTGAAGACGAGAAGACGACGAGCCTACTGGCGAAATGAGGGAGCAAGAGAATGGCTGAGGAAGTGGACGTTCATTGCTGGGAAGATGGTCCTCGGACACATGATGGCTGCGGAAGCACCTGCATGAAAGAGCACGGCCATGACGGCCCGCATCAATTCGTGCGAGACGACGAGATTATGGTGCAATTTACTCCCGCGAAAGAAGCCAAGGAGTAAGAAAATGGCTGAGGAAACCAAGCCGCTCAATCTGCAACATAAGTTACTCAATGCGATGGCTGATATTGGAAACGTTCCAAAAGAAGGCAAAAATCAGCAAGGTCCGGGGTACGCCTATCAGAAAATCGCCGATATGCTCCCGAAGGTACAAGCCGCATTTATCAAGCACGGCATCATTTTCATCGCCGACCATGTAAAGACGGAATGGCACGAGCCTCACGAGAGCAAGGGTGGTGCCCGTGTGTCTGTCTGCTCAGTTACGATGAAATACATCATCGGCGACATACATGACGACAAGACCATCGTTTCGCAGGCCAGCGGGTTTGCCTTTGATACCAGTGACAAGGCGGAAAATAAAGCCAAGACCGCCGCACTCAAGTATTTTCTGAAACAAACTTTCCTCATCGGCGAGGAAGAAGACGATTCCGAGCGGGAGAACGTTGAGACCCGCTATCGGAAACCAACGCAGCAGGGGGCGACCCGTGGAAGGGTCATCGTCAAGCCGGATGGGCAGGGAGCGCAGGGAAGCGCTCGCAGCGCACCACGGGAACCGAAGCCGGACAGCCCGAACAAGGCCGACAAGGCAGCCGTGTATAAGTTCTGGGCGGACCTGACGAAGGCCCTCGGAGTGAACGAAGCGCAGGAGTGGATCAAGGGGAAATTCATCGAGAACGACATCGACCCCGCCGACCCGAAGAAGTGGGACAAGGTGCTGGAGTTCATGCTGATCAACTGGCGTCGGGAGCTGGACAAGTTCGAGGCACCGCCGCCTACTGACGAAAGTATGCCACCTGCCGACACGGTAGATGATGGAGGAGCCAATGTCGATTTCTAAAAGGGGAAGATTATGAGCCGCTATAGCGCATCCTTTGGCGACGCAGCCCTTGGCCCCGAGAGCGGCCTATGCGGCCTCGGGCCTGATTCCTACTTCGACCAGGAAGACGAGCCCGAGGGGCGGGACGTGAGCGATGCGTGCCGCAAGGGCCGCCACCACCAGTGTGAAGACCCGTACTGCCTGTGCGGCTGTTTGCACCCGGAGCGCTAAAAGCAATGAAGAAGACAATGTTTCTATCGGAGTTCGGTGAAGAATCTTTCGCAAAGGCGCTTAGCCAATTTGCTGACGCAGGGTGGGAAGTTACGCACTATCAAGTAGTTCCGTGGCTTCATCATGGTGGTCAAACGGAAGGTATTCAACACTGCGCGATTCTGGTTCGCGACAATGACTGACCTCAAGACCAGCATCCGGTGTGCTGGAGCGAACCATGATATTTATTGCTATGGCGATGGCAGCTATAAGTTTGGGCATAGGGATTATTGCCGGGATTTTGCTCTGGCGTGCTTGGACGAACAGACGCGCTGAACAAGATTCTCGACGATTACGACGATTGCATTAGCGAGGATTGAATGGACCTCAAGACCATCCGCGCCCAGATTCGCCAGCTCCAGCGGCAGGAAGAGGAGCTGGTCGCCTCGGGTTTTCGGGAACGCTTGCCGGCACTTCGGGAACTCGTCGGCAAGACTTTCGTGAGCCATATGCCGCCGTGGGACACCTACTTCAAGGTACTTGAACTGGTGGAAGTGCCGTCGAAGCCCTATGCGTTCTTGATCCTTGAGGAAGTCGTGATCGATCTAATCGGCAAAGTCGAAGTCAAGCTGGAATCGCGGCGCATCTACGGCCCCGAGAGCTGGCGATTCGAGTCCTGCGACCTCGATGAATACGACCTGATGCGGAGCGCCGCACTGGAAACAATGGCTGATCCCGTCGTGCTGCGAGCTCACTTAGCGGAGGACAAATGATGGATTACCGAGAATTCCAGCGAGAACTATCCCGACAGCGCGAGCGATTAGATGCCGCTGAATATTTGTATAGTTTAGCCGAAGCTGCTCAACGCCGAGGCGATATCCCAACCTACCAACGGCGACTACAAGAAGCACTAGCCGCTCTGCGCGACGGTGCAGCTGAGGAGAAGTGAAATGATCCCGAAGTTATTCAACTGTGGATACAAACAGCTCATTTTCAATGGAGTGTTGTACCGGGAAGACAACTATATCGTGGCACACTGTCTACAACTTGATATCGTGGGCACAAGTCCGAATTCAGAAATCGAAGCTATTGATAAGTTGTTGGAGTTGATAGAAGTATCCGTGATTCACGCTTTGGAAACTAATGATTTGGTACACTTATTCAAGGCTGCACCACGTCAGTATTGGGATATGGCTCTTACGGCACAAAAGGAGAAGCCCGATGCTAACTGACCAAGAAAATATATTCGTCAAAGCTCTGGCTCTAACTGAGAGCGACGACAATCCCTACGTGCTGTTGGGAGACAATGGACGCGGAGCAGGAAGGTTTCAATGGCACCCCGACGCCTATTTCTCTTGGGCACCCACGCTATCAGAGTTCAAAGAGTTAGGACCAAACCCGACCTGGGATCAATGCTTTGAATTTGCGGTGCGCGCCTTCTTCCGTAAAGCATCCGAAGGCAAGCCGCTCGCCGATATCGCAATGGCCTATCACCTCCACGGCCAGCATATTTACGAGGGGGACGACCCGCCTTATCGGACACGATTTCTGACGAAACTGGCCGAGGTGCAAAATGCTAACTGACCGCGCCCCGCAAAAGGAGAAACAGAAATGAGCTATTTAACTTTCAACGATTTAGCAGAAGCTAACAAAACGCGCGTGAAGCGGTGGCATCCGAACGGTATTGAAGATTGGTCGCCAATGGAATGGGCCTGCGCTGCTGCTGGCGAAATGGGCGAGGTGTGTAACGCGGTCAAAAAGCTTAAACGTATCGAGGACAAAATAGCGAATCTCAGCGCATCCCCAGATCGCCAACTCAGCAATAAGCCCGAAGCGATCCTCGCGATCGGCGATGAAATCGCGGACACGGTGATCTCCCTTGATTTACTCGCTCAACGCCTCGGAATCGACATCGCGAGTTTCGTGCGCGCAAAATTCAACCAGACCTCTGTCCGTTATGGTTTTCCGGAGAAACTGTGATGCTAACTGAACAACAAAAGGCGCTCATCGCGGACCTACAAGAATCTTTAGAAGCTATTCGTGACGACTATATTGGCAACGGCCATTTGTCAGTTCACGGTTTGGCTGTATTGAAGAAACTCGTCGCCGCCCTCGAAGCCTCCGACCAACCGCCGCAGCTAAGCGAGAGCGATGAGGAGTTGCTCCAAGAAGCACGCGAAGGTGGGAAGGAATTTCGAGTGACTCAATCGGATTGGGAACTGTGGATCGTAGACTTGAAAAACCGCCTCGCCCTCCGCGTCGAACAACTCGCGGCGGAACGGGACCATCTTTGGGAACTAAACGAACTCGGCAAGCGCTGTGTGTCGGAGGGTGCCCTTGCTGTGGAGTTGTTGCTCAAGCTGCTAGAGGAGGCCCCCAGCTCCGAGCCGCCCTCGTAAGGTGAATGCCAAGGGAGTACTCAAGGCACTCGACGGCTCGAAGCCAGGGAAGGGGCTTACGATGCCGCCGGTGGCGTGACTACCGGAGTCACCGTCCCAAACTGAATCACGGCACTCCCGATAGCCGCGGCTGCCGCAATGATATCGTAGAGCGCCGTTGCCACGATCGCGGCCGGCTGTCCCGGCACCGTGATCGTCGCGGTCAGTGTATCGCCGACCTCGGGCGTGGTGGCGCTGACGAGTACGCAGCTCAGGGTATCGGCGCTCGGGGTCAGGGTTGTGGTAGTTGAAGTCGTCGACCACACCACCGTAGTACCGGAGGGCGGGGTTGCGACCACGTTGGGCGGCGTCGAGGAATCGTAAAAGACAAGACTCGCCGTCACCTGCGAACCGACTGGAAGTGGAAAATCAGCCACGATTCTATGCCTCACTTTGATTCTAGCGTATCTGATGTGTTTTGGGTGGCGACGATGCCAGTCGTCCACCCGCTCATAATCGCTCACCGTCAGCTCGCGAGGCCGGCCATGACTTTCGCGAGCAGCCCCTGGTCGATCGGCACGCCGAGCAGTTGCAAGGTCTGCACGATCTGTGTCGCCACCGCTTGCGTCTTGGGTGCCACGACTACGCCCATGCCCTCAAGGACGGTCAGTGCCGTGATGAGTTGCGCGTCCGTAAGCGTCACCGAGCCGGTCTGCACCGTGCCAGTCGCCGAGCTGCTGCCGAACAGGTTGCTGAAAAATCCTCCGATGTTCAGACTCATAGTTGGAACTCCTTTGTCGATTACCTGCGTTGCGATTGCCCCCGCCGCTGCTGATGCTGCGGCAGTGCCGATTGCTGCTGCCATCTCGTCCGATTCTCCTTATCCCGCGATCACGCGCCCAGCACGCTCAAGATCGCGGGCGTAAATCTTTGCTTCTTCGGTGTTGCAAGCGGCGAGCGCGTAAGTCTGTCGCAGTTTTACAGCCCACTCCATGATTGAGCTGTGGGGACTATGGATGTGCCTTGATAGCAGCTCATCACAGACATAGAGCACGCCGCGGGCGAACTCCACGCTCTGTTCGGGTTCGTGCCTGTGACGCATCTCCTCGATCATGCGGTCAAGATGTTTACGGTACTCGTCCAAGTCCACATCCGCGCCACCCCCGAAGAGGCTCGCATGATGCGCGATAAAACTTAGACGCTGCTCATCCGTGAATTTGTGGTGATGACCGAGTTGCGGTTCGCCGCTATAAGGTTGCTGCGGTTCGTGACGGTGAGTGCTCATGGTTTCTCTCCATTTGGGGGTGTTTGCCACAACCCTCCATGATAAATACCCGACGCCGCTAGTGCCTTGAGCACTATCTCCCAATCAATAATCACTGTTGGTTCGTGGTTGGTGACCATTAGACTGGCATAAGCACTCAGGAAGATAACGACCGTGATTAGTAGTTGGTTGGTTAGTTGGTTGTTTTTCATGGCTCTAGGTATGTTTTGGTGAACCAGCGGTCTTCTGTCTCGAGGATGAGATACATGGTATTACGATTCATCCCGAGTAATTTAGCCGCATGTTGTCGGTCTCCGTCACAAAATAAGAGCGCGCGCCTGATCCTGAGAGCCTGAGAACGGATGGTCCATATGCGAAACGCCCTTGGTTCCATTAAGCTCCGTCTGTATTGTGTGCTTCCTTTGCGAGCTGGGCAACTCAAGCTGGAACCGCTCTAAACTCCGTACATGGACATCCAGCAAAAAGACAGAGCGTGGGCCATCGGCTTCGTTCCGCGTCCGCATGATCGCGCTTCGGATGCGAGCAAAGGCACTTTTCGTTGTGCGGGCTGCTCTCCGGCTCCTTGTACGTCGGCGGCAACCATTCGTCCATGTTATTCCCTGAGTCCTAGCGCTTTCTCAACCAGAATGCGATAAATCTCATCCAGTTTAGCAGCCATCGCGGCCACCGACTGCCGGTATTTCTGGCAGTCGTCGAGATGTCCTTCGATCTGGCGCCCCTGTTCCTCAACCCGGTCGCTCAGCGCCTTGCGCGCCTTGTGTGCCCGCCGCATCCACTCCACCAGCGACAGCCAAGCCGCCGCCGCCAGCCATGCGGCCCAGTCCCAGAGCTTATCGTCGCTAGGCGGTTGCACTTTCGTCGTTTGAAACACTACGCCATGCTCTCGCTAACAACAAGTCTCTTTTTGGCCCTATTTGACTCGCCGTCCGGGTGGTCAAGGAGGCTCTCGAGAAAGGCACAGCGCTCGCAACCTCGGCTCACTGCACTACTCGATACCCCTCAGCGTCGCCAGGCATCCCAAACTTGATCTTGGTCGGCACGGTAATCAGTTTGGAAAAGTCCGGCATCGTGCGACGGCGGATGATTAAAGGTCGCACCGCAGCATCGGTCGCGTCATCAATGGCGTTCTGTACCTCATCGTCCGAAGGACATGCTTTCTCGACGGTACAGTCATAAGTCACCGAAATGCCCTGTTGCGATGGCGTCTGTCCGGCGCGCAGCGGCTTTGGGTTCACCATGCGCACGCCCACCGAAGTGATTGCGGGATGAGCGTTCATAAGTATGTTCACGAGCGAGCCGGGGTCTTTAGTGCTGCCCAAGGCATCCCACAACTTGGCCGTTTGCGCGCGGGCAGCGTCGCCCGCTGGCGATTGGACATTGGGCAAATAGTTCATGACGCAATCTCCGGGAATCACGGGCACGTTGGTATCCGGGTTCGTGAACAGCGAAGTATTGTACTGAATCTCGCCCATGATGTTCGCGTTCGATTGAAAATAGCCTAGCGGGCTCGTGATAAAGCCCATCTGCGACGGCGAAATAGGAAGCAAAGTCCCCATATAAGCATTGCAGGTCTCGCCTGGCGTCCACCCCGCCCACGGCAAATAGCCGGGCCAGGGTGAGTTCCACTGACCAAACAGGGTATGGATGGCCGCGCCAGTCGTGAGGTCGGAGAAGCTCATCGGAGTCTGGCTGTTGCTCTCAACCTCCAGAACAGCGTAGTTCGCTCCATAGCCATTCGGCCAATTCTGGCCTCCGTCGTTGTTGAAATGAGTTGTTAGCTGCACCGGATTCGCGCTGGCCTTTTGGCCGGCGAGAAACGTATCCTCGAAATAAGCAACCTGCGCCTTGATTACCTCGGTGATGTCGCCGTACTGAACCCAACCACTCGACCTATAGGTATTGCTGTATCCCCACGGATCGCTGAACCCGACTTCCTGCCCGAGCGTGTACCCGGCAATCATCGGGTCTGCGCCAAAAGCCGCGACGGAGGGGTTCGCTGGATAGGGATAGCCGAAGATGCTCGTATGATACATCTGCGAGTCGGGATCGCCCATGCACCCGGCGTTGTATTCGTTTGGTGCGGGCCAAGCATTGTCCCAACCGTACTCGGTGACCGAGATCGCGTCGAGCGCCTGACAGGGCGTGTAGGAATTAATGATGTCGGGGCTCAACAACGCCACGTCGGCGTTTGCAACATTAGGTGAATTTGCAGGCGCGCCAGGATAGAAGCGATCATAGCCCGCGATACTGCCGACGATCTGGAGTGCGGTGGGCGCAATCGGATAGTCCATCGTGAAGCCAAGGTACGGATCGCTGCTGTCGGCGTAGGTTTCAAGAAGGTTGGTCCCCATCGCGCTCGACGCGGTGACTAAATCCCACGGCCATTCGTTACCACCGCATTCAGTGCCGGGGTCCAACGGCATCACGCAATCCTCGACCGGATAGCCGAGCGTCGCCGTGCTGAACCATGTAATTTGCGTGCCGTTAATGTACTGATAATGAATGACACTGGAACCGAGTTCCGAGCCGACCGTGCCATAAGGTATGCCGACGTTATCGCCGGCATAAACAGGCATGCCCAACAATAACGCCCCGAGAATTATGAAAAACCCGCATCTCATATTTTCTTTCCTCCTTTAATTTCACGGGCAGTTACAACTCGCCGCTGCGTTCGGTTCTGATGTGCCGTTAAACGTCATCGCTGTGACCGTTCCAGCGGTTTTACTCGGACAGCCCTCGACCACCGCAGCTTGCGTCGCTCCCGAGCCCGTCGCGAGCTGCTCCTGGTCGACGAACGTGCCATCGGTATAGGTAAAGTTGAGCGACTGGTTTGTGCCCATGATTCCGATGGTCACCTGGTCCGAGCTGAAATTGCACGTCACGTAATAGCTATTCGTCGGCGTTGGGCTCGGCGAAGGTGTCGGTGTGCTCGTGGGAGTCAGGCTCGGCGTGGGCGTCGCGGTTAGAGTAGGCGTGGCGGTCATGGTTGGAGTTGCCGTGAGCGTCGGTGTGGGCGTGGGTGTGGCAGTGCCGATGCCGGTTAACGAATCCGAGTCGCCATTTGACCCGGCATTTTCGACCGTCAACGTGCCGGTATAGGTGCCGGCACTCGTCGGGGCAAATTGAATCACATCGTTGCAAGTTGTCCCGGACGATTCAGGATTGGTGGTGCAAGTGGTCGAGGCTAGGGAAAATCCCGTTCCACTGACTGAATTAGTCGAGATACGCTCGGTTGTCCCATAGGTGACGACCACCGTGATCTGCGACGTACCGCCATCCGCCACGTTGCCGAACGCGACCGGGTTCGGGTTGAAGGTGAAATAGGTCGTCGCCCAAGCTGGCGACCCCAGCAGTAGCGCTGCGAAAATTGCTGCCAGAACCTCTCGTTTCATATCTTCCCCTCAACAATTTCCCTCTATATCGGCTACTTCCGCTGCCGGAGCACCAGTAATCTCCACCGAGAAATTCTCGGTATTATTGCAGTTGACTGGCGCTCCTTTCGCACCGTTCGCCGGTGCGACATCGAACGTAACGAAGTTCGCCAATGGCAATAAGTTCATCAGCGACACGCCAGACGGGGCTTCGTAGTTCACCGGACACTGGAAGAATGAAAATGTGGTCGTCGGCGTCAAACTGGTGACTCCTGCCTGATAAATAGTCTCCGCATCCCAAGTCTGCAAGTCCGTCAGCGTGTTCCCTGGATTCACGTTGCTGTAGTTATAAGGCGAAGTGTTACACGCAATCGTATTACTGTAATTATTCATGAAATTCGATCCTGAAGGCGCGCAGGCGTTTCCCGTTATCGTGGTCGGGCAGTTGAACCCTAGGCCAAGTGGATCGACTGTCGTTAAGCCGCTCGGACAGGTGTTGACGACGTTCGACCCTGCGCCACAAGTACAAACAGCAGCGGGATTGACCTGTACCCATGTCGTCTCGCCAATGAAATGCGAGACTTCCTGGTACAGATAGGTATTCGAGCCCGATCCGGCATAGTCAAGAATCGCTGCCGCTTCTTGCGCGCCTCCTGAACTTTTGCCGAACGCACAGACTTCGTTACCGCCTGTCACGTAGTGATTGTAGAAGTAGTCCAGCGCGGTCGCGGCTCGGCAATCCGCATAGAGCATATTCCCCGCTACGTCGGGCGTCCCTGAATTGGTCCACGATTGCTGCATTTTCGTGGAACTATACAGACATCCATAGTCAAGCCCCGCCGCATTTAAAACCGCAGCATAAGTCGAAGCTCCATCAGACGGGTTGTAACATGAGGATTGGGGGTCCCCCGCCAACGCTAGGACCGCCTTGCCGTTGGGACTGGCGGCGGTTGAAACCACTAACGTTCCCGACCAGGAATCGATGTTCGCACAGCCTGAAATCGTTACTGGGTAGCAAGTGCCACTGGGGAGCGTGCTGCAACTCGTTCCCGTTCCGACCGAGATCGTTCCCAGCGCCATCGGTACGGGCGAAGGCGTGGCGGTCGGTGTGGGTGTCGTCGAGGGGGTGGCGGTCGGTCCAATGCTTCCAGCTCCCTTGATACACCCTTGCGCAAAGCCTCCAGATGCCTGTCCCGCTCCGAATTGTCCGCCGAAACCCTCAGCACCGCCAAAAGGAGCTGGTGCGCAGTTTCCCGGAGATCCGGTCGGAGTGGCCGTTGCAGTTGCGGTCGCGGTTGCGGTCGCGGTTGCTGTGGGTGTTCCAGTCGCCGTAGCTGACGCTTCCAGCGCGATAGTTACGTTGTCTTGTGTGTGAGCCGTACCCTGCGTGATTAGGGTCTGAG